TCCAGCCCACGGAAGCGCGCTGGTTCAGCGGGTCGTCGCCGTAGCCCAGCTGCTTGACGATGTGCTCCAGACCGCCGCCTTCCAGCTCGGTGACACCGTAGGCGTGGGCGCCCAGCACCAGCGTACCGAACACGGCCAGACCCGTCGGGCAGGTGCCGTCCTTCCAGATCTTCGCCTCGCTGGTCTCGATAAAGCGGATGTTGCCCAGCTTGCCGATCTCGCCGCGGTACATGGTCTCGGGGTCGGCGTACTTGTGGGCCTCGATGAACTCTTTGCAGGTCTTGAGGTCGTAGGCCGCATAGGGGTGGATGATGGCGATGTAGCTGTCGCCGATGGGATCAGCATTCATCGCGCCCAGCTGCGCCGCCGCCTGAAAGAACAGCTTCGGGGTCAGGGTGCAGCTCTTGTCCAGCGCTTTGCGGCTGGTGACAGCCGTCTCGGTGCCGTCCTCCCCCAGCTTCGGCGCATAGATGACATTGGTGCCGCCGGCCAGCACATCGCGGGTGATGCTGTCCATGGTGCGGCCGGCCTGACTGGCCAGCACGCGGGTGGCCTGCACCACATTGTTGTCGATGGCGGTCATCTGCAAAACATCGGTCAGCGGGGTCCAGCCGCCATACTGGTGGAGGTCGCTGGTGATGGTGGTGACGTTCAGGGCCTGACCGTTGGGGGTCACGCCCTCAGTCAGCGGGGTGTCGGCCTTGGGCAGGCTGTCGTACTTGCGGAACTCGATGGTCTTGCCGCCGTTCTGGGGCACGGGGTAGTAGTCCGCGAACTGATCGTGCACCAGACGCGGCTCGGCCTGATCGATGAGGCGCTTTTCGTAGAAGGTCTTCATTTCCTTGGTCATGGTGCCGGTGGTGTTCTGCAGGCTTGCAGAAGCGTCGGCAAAGAGCTGGAGATCCATCTTCACGTTGTCGTTTTTCATGTCATTTTTCCTTTCTTTTCCTTGCTTTTTGACCCCTCCTGCATCGGAGAGGTTTTCTTCAGAAACTGATCTTCACTCCGTGCATCGCACGGCGTTCCAGTGCCTCGCGCTGGGCGCGGGTCATGCTGGCCACATCGGCGCGGGTGACGGCTGCGCCGCCGGGGCTGGTGCCGTTCTCCGCCGGGCGGGCCGACCGCTGGCGGATGCGCTCCACGACGCCCTGCTCCACAGTCCGGGCGGTCTGCTGCAGCGCATCACTGTAATGGGCCAGACGGTAGGCATCCCCCATCCGCATCCCGGGCAGCTCCATCAGACGGCGCATTTCGGGGTTCGCAAGCTCCTGCCGGAGCGAGAAGCCCGGGACGTCCCGGCGGATCATCGCCTCCTCTGCGGCCCAGCGGGCGTGGAGGGCACGGACGGCGTTCTCTCCCGCCTGCAGGCCCGAGACAGGCGGGAGCGGCGCAGGACGTTCCTGCGGTGCAGGCGGCTCTTCCGGCTTTTCCGGTGCAGTCTGCGCCGGCGCCTCCGGAGTCTCCCCGCTGCCCTCGTTGGCCCTCATGGTGCCGGAGGCGATGGCCTGCTGGGCCTGTGCGTGGCTGAGGGCGGGGGCACCTTCACCGCCCTCTGCAAACATCTGCAAGTCCACCATCGCCTGTTCGCCCCGGCCGCTCAGGTCGGCAAAGCGGACATGGTCCGGGTAGCGCTCTGCCAGCAGGGCAAAGCCTGCCTTGGCGAACTCGAAGGCCCCCTCCACCCACGGCTTCTGGGGCGCAGCCGCCGTCACTGCCAGACGCGGGCCGTCCGGCTCGTCCCATGCGCCGCTCTTTGTCCCCTCCTCACCCGCCAGCAGGGCGCAGAGGGTCTGCATCAGAGTGCTTGCTCCCGCACACACGATGTCCTGCCCGGCGGGGGCATAGCCCGCGTGGCCCGAGGCCTCCAACCGGCAGGTGGGGCCTGCCGGGCCGTCCAGCTCGGTATAGTTCACTTTTATCATCTCATTTCTCCTTTCTGCGTCTTCATCGCCCTCGCCATCGCCGCCGTGCTCAGTTCCTCCGCCGGGCCGCTCAGCTTGGGCGGGGCAGGCTGTTCCTGCGCTTCCAGCAGGCCCGTCAGCCGGGCCATCTGAGCCTGCATCTGTGCCAGCTGCCGGGCGAGGGTGCCGTTCTGCCGCACCCGCTGGCGTACCTTCTCAATGCCCTCAAAGTCCATCATTTCCAGTGCCGCCAGCGCCGCATCGGCGTTGGCCGGGGCGAAAAAGCCCAGCTGATAGCACTCCTTGGCCATCTCATTCTGGGAAAGACGGCTGAAGGTAGACTTCTTCTCCGCGCTCACCACGATGTCGAACACCGGCTCACGGCTGCCCAGCTCCACACCGCCCACGACCTTCGCCGGCCGGGCGCGGAGCACCTCGCCCGAAAACCGGACAAACTCGCTCTCGCCGCCCTTTCCCGTGATGCGGAAGATGCGCTCCTCGTCGTAGAACTGCCGCATCAGCTCGATGATGAGGTAGCACTCCTTGGCAAATGCCCGGTAAGCGCTCTTGAGCATATCCCGGCTGAGCTTGCTGCCCGCCTCCTGCAAAGCAGCGATGGCCGAAGCCGCCGTGACTCCTCCGGCAGTGCCGCCCTGCGTCATGTCGCGGTTGCCGCTGATCTCCTTCAGCTCCTCGATGCGGCTGTTGCGGTAGCTCAGGCTGTTGCCCTGCAGTCCCGCCGTCTGCATCGGCCGGAAGCTGTCGTCGTTCAGCCGCCCTGCCACATGGATGATGTCCCGGGACAGGTCGGTCAGCTCCTCCTCGTTGACCCCTGCTGTGTCGCTCAGGACATACCGCTGCCGGGCCGAGAGCAGGACATTCTCATCCATGGCGTGGTTCATCCGGTCGATGGCGGTCTGGCATTCCTTCATCACGTCGATGTACCCGAAGCCAGCCGGGCTGTCCTCCTCCATGAACAGCGGATCGAACACAAAAGGATACCTGCCGTGGTCGTAGAATCCCCGTTCGGCCAGTGCCGGGTCGTTCTCGCTGGCGTAGAGCACCACGCCGTTGCAGAACTTGCAGTAGTGCAGCACGCTCCGGCCCTCCGGCGAGAGCTTTTTGTAGTACCAGTCCACCACGACGCTCTTGCTGCTGGTGTCGAGGCCGCCGTCGTGGATGTAGCGGGGCACATCGAGGACGCTGGCGCTGTGCCCTGCCAGCTGAGGCCAGCGCTCTTCCAGCTGGTTCGAGTCCGCCAGACTCAGCGAGAAGAAATGGGGCGACGCCTGAATGTCGTCCACGCCCGGCTCCCAGTAGAGCATCAGCAGGTTCATGGGCCGGATGCTGATTTCGCCCACGCCGCCCCGCTGCTCCGGGTCCCAGAACACCCCCTTGACACCGGTGCCCTGCTTGAGCTTGCGCCACCATGTGTCGCTGTACACCTGCTCGTAGTCGGCCTGTTCCAGCACTACGGGCAAAACGCTGGAAAGCGCCTGTGCCGCAGCCTCATCGTCCTCGGCCCGGGGCAGGACGTTGGGGCTGGGGTAGTTGTCCATCGCGTCAGCGTGCTTGTTGGCGATGGAGTTGAACAGCCACCCACTGGACGGCTGGGGCTTGCCCTCCATCATGGGGTTCTGGTAGTTCTTCCAGTGCCCCATCCGGAACCACAGCTCGTTATCCACCAAGCGCTTGTCCAGCGCCGCCTTGCCTGCCTTGTACCGCTGCAAGATCTGTGCCGCCTCGCCCACCTCCTCCGGCCCGATGGGCAGCTTTTCTCTCATCTCGTCCAATGTAACTCCTTTCTGCCCTCTGTCGCAGGGCACTTCCGTTTCTGCCTGTCGGGCTTTGCTCGTCCAGCTCAGACCTGCCCGGCCTGCCAACGCCTCTCCCCTTCACACCCTCAGAAATCTCGCCCTCCCATGCAGCTCCAGCGGGTCATCCCGCACCCTCGGCTCGGCGATCTGCCGGGGCGGCGAGATGGGATTCTCCATCAGCACATAGCGGCACTCGTCGTAGATATGATCCTCCTGCCGGGTGTCGATGTCCTCCACATTGCTCTCGTCGTACACGAGGTTCGGGATGGTGCGGATGAAGTGTTTGCAGGTATGGAACACCTGCAGCATCGGCCTGCCCTCCTCGTCGAAATGCAGCCGGTAGTGGAACTGCATCTTGCCCGCCAGACGGGTGTGGTCGCCGGGCCTCCAATGCAGGAAATTCGGGCTTTTCTCCTGCATATCCGCGACGCTCTCGCCCCGGCTCTGGTCGAAGATGGCCGGGTCGGCGATGCCTGTGATCACCCGCCCCCGGAGCATCGGGTCGTTCTGCTCGGCCTCCCGGATGCGCCGGGCCTGTTCCACCGGGTCGAGGTGCGTTCCCTCATCGGGTCGGCCCGTGCAGCCGTAAAGCTCCTTGATGCGGTAGAGCCGCCCCTCCTCGTCCGCTGCGTACCACCCCACCGAGAACGGCTTCGAATAGCCGAAGTCATACCCCCGGTAGATTTTCCAGTGCTTCGGGATGGCAAAGGGCGCGATGACATGAGTCCAGCGCTGGTCCTCGTAATGCTTCGGGTCGTTCCGCCACTCGGTGAACACCTGCCCGGAAAAGCTGTCCCAGCTGCCATAGAGCAGCGCCTGCTTTTCCGCCTCCGGCATGGCTGCGAGGCTGGCCAGATAGCCCGGGTCGTTCTTCAGCAGGGCGGGGTTGTCAAAGATGCTGGACGGGATGAACACCCTCGCCCGCCGGAGCATCTTTTCCGTACCGTCCGGCATCTGCACCGTGCACTCCTCCTCAATGGGGGTTCCGGGCGGGGCAGGAGTGATGAACCTTGCCTTGACCCAGCCGTGGCCCACCCCGCCGGGGTTGGTGGTGGCCCGCAGGTACACCCGTGTGCCGGGGCCGGTGGGACGGTTGCGGCTCATCATATAGCTGTACTCCTCCCACTCGAAGTGGGTCAGCTCATCGAAGCCGATGAAGTCGAAGGCTTTGCCCTGATAGTTCGTCCGGTCTTTCGTGTGCTGCATCGAGCCGAAATAGATCTTCGCCCCACTGGGGAAGACCCACACATGACTCGTGGCGTTGTACTGCGCCTCCGGGAAAGCCCGGAGATAGTAGCGCTGGCTCTTGTCCACGAGGTCGGACAGCTGCGGGTAGGTCTTGCGGAGGATGAGCGCCCGGTAGTGGGGGATGTGCACCTGCCGCAGTGCCTCGATGACGAGGGCGTCGCTCTTTCCGCCGCCTGCCGCGCCGCCGTAAAGCGCCTCCGGCTCAGGCCGCCGCATGAATTCCAGCTGCCTCGGCTGGGGCTTCCAGACGATGTTCCGCTCCTTGTTTTCTTCCATCATGCCTCCTCCACCGGCGGCAGCAGCACCACGCCGCATTCCCGCCCTTCTTCCTCCATTCCTTGGTCGTTCAGGGTCTTCGTCACGCCTGTCAGGTCTTTCAGCACGGCGGTGGCCTCCTTGAGATCCTTCATGAGGCCGGTGTCGGTGCTTTTTTCCTTCCGGGCCGCACGCTGGCGGGTGTTCAGGCCCTTGATCTCCTGCACCAGCATGGTGCTCAGGGTGTCCGCAGCCTTCTGAAGATTTTTCATCCCATTGGACGCCTCCTGCTTTTCCTGCCCCATTCTGTGTTCTCACATCCTTTCGTTCTTTCGTTGGCAAAAGGATACCACGCTTTTTCCCTCCGCAGGAGTACATACTTTTTGATTCGCCTTTGTATCTTTCGTGGCATTTTATCCCTATAGTAATATTTTCGGGCAAGAAAAATCCCCTGCCTGTGTTCTTTTCCACAGACAGGGGATTTTTGCACGATTTTCTGCGCAAAGTCTCCGGGAGGTGCTCCGTTTTCTTTTACAGCGTTTCCACCCGGTCGAACAGCGCTTTCGCGGCTTCCACGGCCTCCTTGCTGCCGAACGCCACCCGAACGCCCTTCTCCATC